GTTTGTAAGCGCCTTTTGCAGCCTTGCAAGAGCGCCTAAGGCAGTAATTGTCACTTCTTGCGTGTACGCGGTCGAGCCGACCTCTGAGACGCTCACAGCGATATCCACGATCGAGCCGCCAAAAATAGGTTTATAGACGGCAGAAGTGTCTTGAACTTCAACAGATAACGTGTCATTTATTTGGTAGTCAATAGCAGCTTGATTAAACACGATTAACGTGATCGAGCAATAACCTGCCTGTGCCTGCTCATAGATATTTGTGCGTCCAGAGGTGATGTTTAAGCTGGCCAAAACTGAGTCAGTGACGTCAACGCCAGCGATCTTTACACGCCAAACTGGCGACCATTGTGTCATTGTGTCAAGACAAGCTGATTGCTGCCGCCTGTACCTCGGAAGTATGAGTCATTCAAAGCGTTGACAATTGTTCTAGCTGTGCCTTCTGAGTCAATTGCTCCGTTGACTGTCAGATTTAATATAGATCCGGCTTCTGTGCGGTGGCCTGTAATTGCACTGGCCGCTTTTGATGAAACGGCTGCTTTAGACGCGCCAGCGGCCGCGCTTGCAACGGCGGCATTGGAAATGTCTGGAATTTTGATTGGCGGCGGCGTATTCATAGTGACTGAAGAGCTTGAGGCGCTCGATCCCAAGACGCCTGAAATGCTACTAAATGAGCCGCCTGATTGTGCGCCGCCAGATGAGACAGGTTTCAGATCAGGCAAGCCAAGATTGACTGCATTGTAAGCCCTAATTAAAAAGTTAATTCCGTCGATCGTTCCTTGAATTAAAGTATTTATGACCTTGATTACCGATCCAATTACGCCCACGACTGCTCCGGCAATCTTGCCAACAGTCTGCAAAGCGCCACCTAATACGGTGACAAGTACCGGCACAACGTAACTTTGTATAAACTCAATGAATAAAACAAATGACTCTTTGTTATCGTCAATTGCCTTTGTGATTGGTTTAAAGAAGTCTGCAAATTTGCCTAGCGCTGGCACTACTTTGTTGACTACAAATTCAACAAGGCTTTGAATAATTGGAAGCAAGCGCGCACCAATTGACTCTTTTGCCTCGTCAAATGTAACTTTTAGAATTTCAAGTCGCCCGGCAAATGTCTCTGAGTTAGCAGCTGCGGCGCCACCAAATAAATCTGACAGTTTCGTCTGAACGTCTGTGAATGACATTGCCTTAAGCTCTGCGGCAGATAAGCCAATGCCCAATTTGCCAAGAGAGGCGGTATTGCCGTCATAAGCTTTGCCAAGCGCGTTCGCTACTGAGTCCAGCCCCTTGCCTGTCGCTTGGCTTATATCTAACGCAAGGTTTAAAAGATCCTGAGCCTTTGTGACGTCATTTGTTGACAAAGACAATCGCTGCAAAGCTGGACGCAGCTTGTCATCTGCCACGCCTGTTGCCAATGATGTTTTAAGTATTTGTTTTTCAACAGAGGCAATCATTTCATCTGTTGCGCCAGTCGCATTTTTTAAAGCTGTGGCAAGTCTTATCTGTGCAGCTTCGTCCTCGATCGCAGCTTTAACGCCGTCGACTGCAAGTTTTACGGCATAAGCCCCGGCGGCAGCTGCGGCAGCTGCAAAGGCAAGTCCAGCCTTTTTACTAAATTCTCCAAGCTTGCTGCTGGAATTTTCTACGTCAGCGTTTGCGCTATTTAAGGATTTTTTAAGTTGGTCAACGTCAGCAAGTATCGACAGCTTGAGCGTTCTACTTTGCGCAACCATTTAAAACTCCTTAAGGATCTTTTCAAAAGCATTTTCCCACTTAGCAATGATTTCGGGCTGAATGGCGCGCAATGTTGGATAAATAAACCAGCCGTTTGATCCGCGACCTTTTGGGCCAAAACCTGACCAGATAGGAAATTGCTTATACTTGTTTGATCCGAATTCGTTGCCGCCCCAGAGTTGTTGAGTTGTGCCGCCGCCAGAAAATTTTTGCCCGGCAAAGCCAAAAGATAGCTCACCGATCTTTGATGATTTAGACACCTTTGATCCGCGGGCTATCTTTTCAGCTGCTCGACCTCGACCGCTTGCTGTGCCGATAATTTTGTCCTGAGCAAATTCTGCTAAAGCGCCAGAGGCGGCTTTTGCTTGGACTGTAGCCTCGGCGTCCATTGCTTTAAACGCACCTAAGACGCGACGCAGATCAGCCTTGTCATAGGCAATCTCAACGCTGTCGCTCATTTTGCTTCTCCAATATCTCAAGCGCTGTGTATATCTGCTCCGCCGTATGCCACTCGCTCATTGCTATACCAGTCGCCAGTGCCAGCTCGACCAGTATGCGATTTACGCTTCCGGCGGCGTAGCTTTTGGGAGAACCTCACCGACAGTCACGTCTGCAACAGTTTCACACCAAATGTCAAAGCCCTTGATTGGCTTTCCACCAGCTTCGCGCTTCATTGCATTCCACGCAAGAAATAGCAGATCGGCAATTCCAATCTTGTTTTGAGCTTGTGAAATAGTCAGACCTGTCTTGTTTTCCCACTTTGCCCACTCTGGCGGTTGTGCGGTATATGTACCGAACTCGCCTGAGACGTACTCGATTGTGATTGGTAGTTTCATTTTGTGCTCCCGTTTCTCTTTCGATTAGCTGATTGTTAGAACTGGCGTTGAGGCGCAAAGCATTGACCATGAGTCAGTTTGTGCGTCTGGTGCAGCGCCGCCAGCTGTAGGCGCTACTGGGAACGCTGTACCGGCAAAGCTTGCACCTGTTGCAGACACAAGCGTAAAAGCTAAAGCTGTATTAGGTGCAGATGTGAACGCTGTCCACATTGCTTCAAATAGTGAGCTAGTTGCGCCCCAGTCTGCAAGTAATTCAATGTTAAGTGTCCACTGATCGTCAATGTGCTTGTAAGCCTTGCCGTCAAGTGTTTGATAGGTAGTAATAACTGGCGCATTTACTAGCGTGACCGCTGTTGTTTGTGCGTCATAATTCACTGTTGCGAGCGTAAAGGTTATATCGCGACCAGTGACGATTGTTGTTGGCATTTGCTTGTCTCCTTAGATTGTCTGTTGTGTGTAGTAAGTGCTGACCGCGAGATCCGCCACTAGTAGGTTTGAAGCTCCTACTGACTGCATTGTCGGACGTTGTACGTCTCCGACTGTGTAGCCCGTAGGCATTGCGCCCATGATCGCAATAATGAGCTGCTCAAGGTTATCGAGCGCGCCAGCTGTGTTGTTGTAAGCAACAGCGGCAGTCACGACAAAGTTAATTTTGACCCTGACTTGGCTTTTGCCAATAGTCGTTGTTTCGAGATAAGGCGCGTCTGGAACGATCACGCAAGCTGGTGGAATGACAGCTTCTGGCGGTGATGAATAAACAGAAGCAGCTACGCCAGCCAGAGCTGTTGCAAGTGTGCCGCGGACGTTTGTGGCGATTGTTGTTGGCGTAGGCATTTACATGGCCATTGTTGAAACGTCGATGTAATTGCCTAGCAAGCCAATAACGCGATTTTGTAAGCTGCGACCCATTCTGTACGGAGACGGCGTGAAGTCAACGCCCTCGATCTGTCCGCCGGGCGCGACCACACTCTGGAATATCTCCACACTGACGATCGTGACCGCTTGTTCAACCGCGTCAGTGCTCGCATAAAGTGTGGCCGCGTTTGCCCCGGATAGGTAGGCCACGCCCGCAGGGATTACCGGGCGAAATGTAATGTCTGCATTTGTAACCGCGCAAGTAAAGTAAAAATATGGCGCTGGATACGCAAAAGGCAGGTAAGGAAACGGATCATAATAATTTGATGTGACTGTCTTTGTGCCGTTAAAAGTAGCAGGTACGCAGCCGCTAATTACAACATTTTGATCAGCCACAAATGAATTTGGCTTTTGTGTTATGTAATAAGCGACGTTATTTTGTAAATAAACAGCTGCAATGGCATTTTGATTTGCAGTAAGCAAAGGCAAAATAACTTGCTCAGCTGAGTCAATAATGCCGTCAAGATAAGCGTCAGAATATAAAGCGACAGAGACGCCTAACACTGTGCGCAGCTCTGAGGCTGTAATAATGCTAGGCATCTCTGTCCTTTCGTGTTCGACTGGCCTAGATACGGGAGCGCACCTAGGCCATGCTTATTTTTTAGGTTAGGTTAAAGCGACGTAGGCCACCGGCAAAGACGGCTTGAGCTGCAATGTAACCATAGAGGCTGATTTCAATTTCGCCTGTTGTTGGCACATTTGTGGCCAATTGAAGCGCAGGAGATTCAAAAATCTCGATTGAACGTGGCTCGATGATAAATGCTGATTCGTCGATTGAAGTTGAAACCATGTTTGGATCTACATAGTAATCAAGGCCAAGAACGTTTCCGCGAATGCTTGTTGGCATTGCAGATCCAGCGTTATTCATAGGATTTCCAGCGTTGTAGATTGGACGTCCTGTTGTATCGGTTGCGCCGAGTAATGTGCTCCAGATAGAAGTACCTGAAACAAATGATTTTGCTGTGCGCTTTGTTGCTGTGTATGCAGCTGGCGCTTCTGTTGAAACAAATGAGATCAAGCCAGCTGAGTCTGCCGCTGTTGCTGTTGCCTGTGTTCCGCCAGCTGTAATTTGTGCAATTACATATTGGTCAGTTGCTTGAGCATACGCATCGCGAAGATTTTGCAACATAATTTCGTAGAATGATGGATCAGATCTGTCCAATAGCTCAACGCTGTAGCGTTGGAAGCCCATTTTCTTGATGACTGTCGCATTTACATAAGATGAGGTAATCGCGGTTGTACCAGTTGGATCTCCGCCCTCTGCCACTGTTGCAGCTGTTGAGTTAGCAGTAATTTTTGGAATAGACACTGTCATTCCGTATGTGCTCAATGGACGTGTTCCGCCGCAAGCGTCAATTACTGGACGATCAGCATTTGTGTTTTGTGCAACGTCGCGAACATAAGATACCGGCGAAAACGCTGGATTTGTTGTGAATGAGTCATCTGCTGCCTTGATGTACTGGCGAGAGTCTTCATTGCCTAGCGTTGCCTTGATCGAATGCTCAAGGTATGAACCGCCAGTTGTGATTGGTGAGCGTGGTGATGAGAAGTAGAGCGGACGAGAAGCCTCGACCTTTTCTACCTTGGAAGCCTCAACCGTTTCGGTTGACACTTCTGGAACGGTTGTAGGTGTTTCCACTTGCTTGTCTCCTTCTGTAGGTTGTTCATCTGTTTCCACTTCGGACTCAGAATTGTTGTTCTCACTAGCTGCGATCGCAACTTTTGCCGAAGCTATGGCTGGATCTGTGACTAATGAAACCTCTTTGAGCGCACTCGCGCTGACTACCAAAACGCCGTCAACGTTTTTATATTTTTGAGCAATTACGCCGACGCTAAAACCGTCACGCAGACCAGTTGACGCTTCGACGAGCGCGTCAGATCCAGCAGTGGTGTTGCCGATAGAAAACGTCGCGTAAATACCTTCTTCATCTTCTTCGTAGCTTTTAAGAAATCCGATTGGTGCTTCCCGGCGGTGCTCAAGTAGAAGCTTGGTGCTGTCGCTAAAAGTAATCGAACCTTTTTGAAACATAGTTGATCCAGAGCTAGTCACGCCTTCTTCATTCCACGTGACAATGCGACCAGATAACTCGCGCTTTGGAAAATCTGTGGCCTCGACTTTGATTGAGAAGTCCACTTTGATTGGTTTTTGTATGCTGTATGTCATCTGATCATTTCTTCCTCTAGTCGGATTTCATCTGAAGTCAAAGCGCCAATATCGTAAAGAATTTTGTAAACGTCTGCGCGTTCTTTTGCAGATCCGCGCAAGTAATCGTCCAAATCAAATTTAACTTCTTGGCTTGCTGGCACAAAGTCATTTGGCATGCCAGTCATTGACAATCTTTCCTCAATCGCTGTCATAATTGGACGCAGCGAAAAGTCAAGCAAAGATTGACGCGCTAAAGTTGCGTTGCTGTAAGTCATGCTCGATCCTGATTCAGCGTCAACGTAATAAGCCGGAATGCCTGTGACCCTGGCTAATTCTGTTGACACGTAGGATCTAGCTTGATTTAACTGCAATTTTTCAGGATCAAAACCAAGTGTCTGCAATTCAACGTCTGCATTTAAAAACGCTGTTGAACGATTGCGACGCGCTTGACCCCAAGACTCAAGCAATTTGGCAATGCGATCAGCTGGTAGCGCTGTGCCGTTAGATTTTAAAACCATTGTTGGCACTGGCTCGCGCGCGTACATTGTCGCAGCGCGTTCCAATTCTGCGCCAGCTTTAATTGTTCGCCCGGCACGATTTAAAATGCCTTCATCTACGCCGTAGAAAACTGCCAAGCTGCCCGGACCTTCGTATGGCGCTGGAATTGAGTCAACGCAGTAATACTCGATCTCTGTTCCGTTAGCATTTGTTTTAATCGTTACGCGCGTTGGATCTATGCGCTCAGCGCTGCGAATGCGATATGTGTCTGCATAAATTTCCAAAATGCGCATGTAGCCGTAGCCGTATAGCAATAAATCCTCTGCAAGCCATGCGTACGTTGCAAAACCCGGCACACGTGGATCAGGTTGGTTAATACATTTTGGCGGTGTCTCAACGCGAGCACCGTCTTGCTTTGTGCGCACCTTTAGCGGAATGCTTGCCACACTCGACGAGATAATGTTGCGAGCGCGAGCGCACGTTGGCACTGACATAAATTCAACGCGTGAAGCTGTAATACCGGCAACGCCATAGATATTGTAGAGCGAGCTAGTGACATTTACTGGAGCTAGTGAAGCCTCGATGTCAGAGGTCGCCGCTGGCGCTTGTGTTGTGACTGTGCGCGAAAATAGACCCATGTGGCAAAGTGTAAAGGTGGCCTATACACCTAGGCTGAGAAAATGTCGATCTCCATTTCAGGGCGTGTCGCAAAGTGTGTCGCTAGAGCTGAGGCAACAGCTGCACAGACCGCAACGCTTGAGGCGCGCCGTCCGATAATCCAGCCGCCGTCGCCCATTGGTAATCTGACGGCCGATAGTATCTGCTTGGATAATTCTGCCTGTTTTCCATGCATAAGCCGCTTTGAGGTA